GTTTAACTGAATTTCATAAGTGGCATCTGGTGTAGGTGCTACTACAATTTTATCTTGGTCCCATAAACTGTAATATTTAGGAACTCCTGTAGCCCCAGTAGGGTTATATTCGGACATAAAACTTGTGTCCCTATAATCTAAAAAATCTCTATTATCTGGTTGTGAACTTCCATCAGAATCTACTATTTGAGCAGATCTTACAATTAGTAAACCTGCGGGTCTATTTATAAATCTATCTGAAGTGACTAAATTAGCTGTTGCATATCTTCTATTATTATCAGAATCTATATCTCTAAATATTCTAAATTCAGCATTATTAATAATGCCATCAAGAATAGTAGATGTTAAAACATTTGAATCTACTTCTGTATAATCTCTAATCTGTTGTAGTAATTCTGCGTATGTCATTATCCTTCTAGGTCAACAGGTCCTGCTGTACAACCGTTTCCTCCTCCATTTATATTACCACTTGTTGCTGTACTACTACTTTGGAAGTAATAATAATTTGTAGTGTCTCCTACTATACCACTAGAATTTATTTTGCCAACCGTAACTGTGAAACCATTTGAATTACTAATGTCTGTTACATCATCAAAAGAAGGTACATTATTAAAACCAGATGCATCTGTTGCACCTCTAAATCTAACTATATTGCCAGTTGATCTATCATGATTAGGTGAATAAACATTAATATAAGTATTACTTGCATACTTAATTGTTTCAAATGGATTTGTTTGTAATAAAATTAAAACAGGTGGTTCAGTTCTTGCTGGTCTTGCATATCTTAAACCTTGTGGATCAGCTACTGTTGGTTTTGGCTCAAGCTGTGGTTGTTTTGCCTCATACTCTGAAACATGTACACGAGAACCATTCCATTCAACAACCATTTCACTATATGGAAAAGCCATACCCGAACGGTCTGAAATAAATTGTGCGTATTTTCCGTTAGATAAATTAGACATTTGGATAATAAGATTTTGGAGTTATAAATGTACTAGACGAAGAACCATCTTCTTCAAGAGCTCTATTTAATTCATCTTCATATAATAATTTCATCTGTTGAGTTAGTTCTGGTTTAAATTTTTGTGATAAATAATATGAAAGACCTGCTACCATACAAGGTACAAATCTATAAGGTACATCTGCTGTATTTGTATAGTTCCCGGAATCCTGAATCCGTTTTACATAATAATAATTAATAAAGTTTCCGGCTTCAGTGGATCCTGGAGTTAGATATAAAGTGATAGTTACTTTATCTATAAATCTTTGTACAAAATATTGTGTTGGAGTCCCTGTATCAGTTTTTGAAGATAGACCTTGATAAAATGATCTATTAATTTTAGTTAAAGAAAAATCTACATTAGAAGAATTTCTATAAACAGCTTCTAATATATCATCTACACCATAGATAGCTGTAGCATCAGAAGTACCATCTGTTGCTGACCTATACATTGTATAAACTGCTTGACCATCCACTAATGTAATAGAATTATTTCCAACTTCCCAATAATGTAAACCTCTATTACCCCATTCTTGAAACATTATATTTAAAGAACGTCTAGCTGTTTTTACATCATTACCAGAATAATCAAATCTACCTATTCTCTCATAGGCTTCAGTTATTATATCATCAATATAAAAACTTGATTCAAAAGTTGTTGTTCCAGAGGTTGTCATTGATCCTCCTATTTATCAATCAATACAGTACACTTAGCACTTGTAATTGTATTACAAGTCATAAAACTTTTAAATAAAATTCCATCCTCAGGAAGATTTAAAGTAAATACATCTCCTGGCAGAACATCTGCTGTAAATTGAGTTCCATTCGTATCTTGTAAATTTATAGAACCAGTTGTTGTAGTAGTTGTTGTATTAGAAAGAACAATTCCTCTTAATCTAGTTCTACCGGCAAAAACACTTCCTGCTGCTGTAACTTGTACTGCTTTTACGTCACCTTTGCTCGCCATATTTTTTCTCCTTAAAATTTGTAGAGGCCCCTAAGGGCCCCTTAATTTATTATTATACTAATTCAGGTTGTGATTCACCTGCTCTAGCATTATCTACGATAGTGTAAGTAAATACACCTGTAACAGTTCCTGTACCTGCAGTTGCGCCTACTGAAGCCGCTACTGTAGCATTAACAGGAATACCTGCTGGAATAACTAAAGCGCCATCGGCACCTTTGATAGTTCCTTTTGTAACTGAAGCTACTTCATTAAAGAAGCCATCTACATCAGCTGTAGTTCCTATATCAACTGTAGAACTTGCACCTGTTGATGCTGCCACTACTGAAAATGAAACAGGTATAGCGCCTTTAGGTAAAACAAATTGATTACCTGCTGTAGCACTTGTACCAATTCTCACTGGTGTTAAATCTACTGCTGCGGCTGCAGCATTAAATGAAATTACTTCTGATAAAAGTAGTACACTTGGAGTTGCTCCAGATGATTTGTCTTGTCCGCCGTAAGATCTTACGATCCCTTGAAACGATGTTGTTGCCATGATTATATTCTCCTAGTTGTTGAATGTAGTCTCTAGGCCGTCGACTATACGCGTCCACATTCAATTAATTATTGCATAGTAATTAATTTATATATGAATTTTTAAAAAAGTGCAAGAAATCCCTAGGGAATAAAGACGTTATTTTTAATAGATCTTAGGTCTAATTAACCAGCGAAAAGATGTTCTTCGTAATCTCTGCCGTTTGTATTAGCTTGGATCTCTTGTTCTCTAATGATTAATCTAATTATTATTTTGATCTCATCACCTAGAACAGACATTTCTGGAGTTATTTGTCCTCTATTCTCAAGAAATGACTCGTTCCATTTAGATTCGAGTTTCAGTTTCTTTGCGAACAGTACCATATTGTCCTGAACCATCATTAACCTCCTCATAGGTTATATAAAAACTACTTCCAGTACTGTGGTATTGGAAATCGTTTTTTTCCCATATTATATCATTTTTTCCTAAAAAGTCAATAATCGGTTTATGTAGTCCTTCGACATCATTTATTTCTGTTTCACTTTCTGTTTTAAATTCTGTTTGAAGATATTTGGTAAATATTTTTACTAAGTATTTGTGTGTCATAAAGTTCTTTCTATATTGATAATGAGGCGGGATTATGTCCCGCCTCAAAATAATTACTTATTATGCTCCTGGTGAAGCAAAAATACCTCTATAGTCAGAAACTCCAAAAGAGTATCTTTCTCTAGCTTTGTATCTTACGTTACCAGTGTCGAAGTCACCTTCCATAGCAGTCTTGATAGACGCTCTGTCAAAGTACTTCATTCCATTTGGAACATCTGTAAGGATGTAGAACGCATCTGGATCAGTTAAGAAATTGTTCACTCTATAACCTTGAGGAACCATTCCCATAGAAACAATTGCATTTACATCATTATCAGCAGTACCTGTTCTCAGTTGAGATTTCATCAATCTCTCTGCAGTGAACTGAAGTTCAGAAGGAACAATCATTTTAACTCCTCTTGCAGCAATTTTCAGACCTCTTTCGTCTGTCATTGCAGCAATGTCGATTAAAGATTGCTCTAATGAAGTTTCATTCAAGTCAGCAGCAGTAGCTAATGTATTAGATACTGTACCCGAAATTGTCGGGTGAGACGTTGAAAACAACGGTGAGTTATCCCCTGAAGTAAATGAACCAAATCCGTTTACTAAAGGTTGTACCGCCTTAACTTGTTTAGTGTTCGCCATAGATCTAGCTAACGCTTTTGTATATCTACTAGCAAGTCTGTCATATAAGTTGTCCTCAATAGCTTCTTCCGTAATCGCAAAAGCAAGTGCCACAGTTTCATGTGTGTATCTTGCAGTGAAAGTTTCTTGAGCATTGTCAAAAACAACTCCACTTCCTTCCGATTTAGTTTGAGCCTGAGCAAAACCTGATAACATTACTTCTTCTTCAAACGCTCTGTCTGAAGATTCTGTAGCGTATATTTCTGCGTGCTGATTTTCATAACGTTTGTATTCCAAGCCGAATAGTGCATTCAAACCTGGCTCTAGTTCTTTAACTAGTTGTCCTCTTGATATCGCCATAATTTATCTCCTATTCGATTAGATACCTGTTGTTACTTTTAAGTCGTGTTCATTGATCATAACAACAAAATTTACATTAGCTGAAGCTAATTCATCGTTGTCAATATCTTTTGATACACCTATTACTCTAAGCTGAGCTGAGTTCGTACTTAATGTAGAATCATTTAGCTCTGCTTTTGATACGTAGTTTGCTGAATCACCCGCTGTTAATTCAATATCCGCATTCATAAACACGTCAGTCTGCGCTGAAGCAGCCGTGTTGTTTGATTGGATCTCGAATCTTTCGTACGGATCATCTGCTACAAAAGCCACAATATCCGCAGCGTTAACTTGCGCATAGTGATTTGACCATGTAGGTTTACTTGTATTAGGATCAGTGTAAAACACACCAGTTAGTGAACCTAAAATATTTCCGCCAGCTGCACCTTGATCAATAGTTCCTGCCGCAGTAGCTTTTACTGGGTCCTGGAAATAAATTGAAGTAGTATCATTAGCTGAAATACTATATTCACTTAAACCTTGGTTGTCTCTATTCTGTCCAACTTTTCCAATCGGTCTAAGACCGAATGCTGCATCTTTATTTGCCATATTAGTTGTCCTCCTTAGACATTATTAGTTTAAGTGTACTCTGTTGGATAGGAATTGTTAAAAAATTAACTTTTCTTAGAGCCACCAAAAGTTACACGAGTCTGTCTATCAATATTGATAGGCATACTTGGGTGCTGTTCCTTCATAAGATCGTTGTCTACTGCTTCAACGTTATCTTTAGCTTGCTGTTCATAGTAAGCATTACGTTGATCTGCGATCTCTTCCGGTACTTTTGCCAGCAAAAGTCCACCAACTCCGATTACTCCCGAGTGTTTGCCGTCTTCGACGACTGGAAAAGCTGAATCTGGATATTCATCTGCTCTAACAAGTTCATAGCCAGATCTTAATCTGCCTTGAAGATTCTTAGTATCGTTGAATCCCATTGATTCTACTCTTATCCATCTGTGCCTAAATCCTGTAGGCGTCGGGGGTGCATCTAAAGATGATGGTGGAGTCCAAACTTTTTTATGAGAAGTTTTTTCTCTAGTTTGACTCGCACGAGAAGTTTTATCTATTGTTTCGTTTGTCATATGCTTATACCTCCTTCGTGATATTTAATTGTTTCGCATAAAGTTCTAGCGGCACACCTAATTTTTTAGCAATTGCTACCTGTGACGGTGTGAGCCTCACAGTTTTGCGACCAGTTTTTGTACTTCTTTTTGCAGATGCAACTGTCTGTACAGGTTTAGTCGTTTCCTTAGCCACCCTTATATCAAATTTATGGGGAAATTCAAGTCTTATTCTTTTATCAATTTCCATATAATATTCATCACTAGAGGGGTCAAATCCTTCCTGTTCTGTTAACTTTTTATGTAAATCAAAAGCAGTGTAGGTCATTGCTGAGTCTTGACCAAACCATGGATTAGTATCTGCCCACGATTCAGCTCTAGGATCAGGTGTACCTGTTGCTGTTTGTTGTCTATTTAAGTTAATTTCAGGTGTTCTAACTTCAGTTTCTCTTCTACTTGCTAATTCTTCTTGTTTAGATTTAACTTCGACGAATCTAACTTGTTTATAGCTTAATTCAGAAATTAAAGTTTGAGCATCAATTTCAGCTTGAATATCTCCAGCTTCTCTTGCTGCAATTAATCTAGCCTTAGCAGATTCAAAACCAGATTTAATGGACTCTTCTGTAGATTTCATGAATCCTGGTTCCAGCTTCGAGATTCTATCGTCAGCTTGTCTTTTAGCTAACATCATTTTTTCAGCGTAAGTTAACGCCTCATCTTTTTGTCTCTCTGCTTCTCTCCACTTCTTAGTAAGTTTAGCTATTCTTTTTTGAACACCTTCACTATACTGTTCTAATTCTTTTTCTTTCTCGTCCGTTTTAGGATCTTCTTTCTTTTCTTCTTCAGCAGCCTCAACTACTGGAGTTTCTTCTACATCATTAGATGTAATCTCTACTTCTGATGTTTCAGTTTCCTGAATATCGTTTTCTAATTCGACCTCAGTATCTGGACCAGATGTATCTATATCGACTGTTTTATTTTCTTCTAAGTCAGGCATAGTTTTCTCCTATGTTAATATTGATGAAGTATGTCTTCGGGATTATCAATGGTTGCTAAAACTTCATCGTCATTTAGCATTCTAACTTCCCCACCATCTATCTGGATTCTTGATCCAGCATATCTTGCAAAAATTATCCAATCACCTTTTTTACACCAAGGACCTTCTGGAAATTTTTCTTTATCATAACAATGTGGACCCATTGCAAGAACTAAACCACAAGTAGAACCTACCTGTTGTCTTTCCAATGTATCTTGTCCCATAATTATTCCACCTTTAGTTTTTTCCTTCATTTTAAAAGGAAGAACTACAAGTCTCCATCCGGTTGGTCTAGGTAATTTATTAGATTCTTTTGTTTTAAGACGTTCGTAACCGTCTATTTCTTTTTTATTATCATCATCATACTTATCTAATAAAGCTGATTTAATCTTCTTTGGTTCGTCCGAAGTCGACGACGTTTTCTGGTCTTTCAATATCATTTTTTTGCTCCTTTGGATTTAGCAGGTTAGAGATTTCCTGTGATATTTTCATGTAGGCATGTGCCTGTCCCAACATATACTTGTATTTCTCCATATTGTCAACAGCTCCACCAATCATGGCGTCTCCAACATTTTGATATGTTTCTTTTAAGTATTTTTGGATTTTATTTAATATTACTAGTTCTTCACTTAACATTTGCTTTCTTTCCTTTATTTTGACCTTCTTTTATTACATAATCTTGAGTTCCATTAGCACCTGTTTCAACTTCTTTTTTTAAATGTCTAAATAAACTCATTTGTTTTATTTTTCTGTAATTCTCTTTTAAAAAACTTTCAATCGATTTTGTGTCTCTCATTTTTTCTTTTTATTTTTTAATTTACATTTACATCTTGGTGCTGTGAACCAGTTGCATATCTTTTCAAATATATTATCAATAGCTCCAAAAAATTTATAAAAGAACTTATCAATCATTAGCAGTTCCACGCTCTTAATGATTTATTAATTCTACTATTTGGATCTCTAGCTGTTTTAGCTGATGTTAATTTTTTTTTCATTCCACCCATTCTAGCACAAAAAGATGCTCTTCTTTTATTACCAACTTTTTTAGATGGTGCTTTTAAAGTTCCTTTTGTATAACTAGCTCTACCTTTAGCATTTAAT